GTATACCCCACTCTCCCCACAAAAGACCCCCCAAGCCCTTTCCGGCCCAGGGGGTCACAGTCACTACCGACCAACTGCTGCAAACTCACTCACATTGAGTGCCTTGCAGATCACATCCTAGTCTGCGTTCCACACGACCTCGATGTTGTCAACCTTGATAACAGCCTTGTCGCTGTCGCGCATGGTCGCAAGGTGCAGGTAGTCTTGCGCGTGCTCGTAATCGCAGAACTCTTTGAACGGATGATAGCTACCATCAGGTAGAACATTCCAACCACTAACGAGGAACTTAACAGGCTTCATGCGTGCCCCTTTCATCAGCTAGCCCCTATTGGCTATGGTCCCATTCTATCATAAGTGTTAACGATGTTTCACGTGAAACAAAAGAAATCCCCGCACCTGCTGGGGCATAGCAGGCACGGGGAACCAGGGAAACAGCCCTATAGGGCTATGGCTACTTTAGCATATTGTTTACGATGTACTGAACAATATCGTACTCGCTCCCCAGCATGTTCCTGCGAGTGGTGCCATTGCCATATCGGCCCTTGATGACCTTGTTGGCCTTGGCATACAGATCATTTACCTTGGCTTGCACCTCATCATAACGAGACCCAAGCGCAGCTCTGCGAGCCTGTCCAGTGCCATAGCGGCCCTTGATTACATCGGTGGCAAGATCTAGCGCTGAACCAGGCACCACGCTATCAGAGCCAGAAGAGTCAGATGAACCAACATAGGCATCCCAAGCCTCTCTATCACCATAGAAGAAGTCCCCGTCAACATTCATTCCACCCATTGCAAGGCTGGAAGTGAACTGCCAAGCGGCCAACGTCCAACCAGCATGCCTGTAAGGGCAGGAGGAATCTGGATAGGACGTGTAAGTCCTGGGATACCCCGCAAGCCAGAGCCCACAGTTTGACTTCACCCAGGATGTGCCATAGCCACGGTTGTTGATGTAGTCGCTGTTCATATAGACCCAGGGCCTTACCCCGCTGAGCTGATAGAACGTCTTGCACCAAGTCTCTAGCCAGGAGTTGGAGTTAGGTACCTCGAAGTCGAGAACTGGAATACCCTTGCCAACATAGTTCTTTGTTTGGTTGTAGAAATAGGTAGCTTCCTCTGATGCGTCGTTGGAACGTGCGAAGTGATAGTACCCGAACGGGATACCGAGCTTGATAGCGTCTTGCACGAACCCGTCACAACTCTTGTCTACGAAATTAAGCCCCTCTGTGGCCTTGACGATGACGAAATCAGGCCTGGTGCTTGCGAGATCGAAGCCTCTTTGCCAATTGGAAATGTCGATACCCCTTAGAACGGCCATTATTCGTCCTTCCCATCGTTCTTTTTTCCGATATTGAACAGCTTGAACAGCGTGGAATCCTTTAGCTCTGGATAACCCTTGGCGATGTTCTCTAGCACGCTCATGAGTTCCATGATGATGATGTATCCGCACACGACCTCGCAAGTCGGTATGTCATAGGGAAGTGCGATGGAATGAGATATGCCCACCTCGATTGCAAGGCATACGAAGATGAGAACGAGCATGAGCACCTTGTGCAGCAACCCATTTCTCATTTTCGTGCTGCTCAGATTGTTGTTGATCGCAGCGGCAACAAATCCCGCTACCATGTCTGCTACCATCATCACGCATGCGAGCGCGATACCCCATGACTGGGCCTCAGTGAGGATCACTACAGGTGGCATCTTTGACCATCCCTTCTTTTACGGATTCGGCACTAGCCAAATCGATGACCAAGCTACCACGCATCTTAACAGCCTTGAGCCTTCCATTGGAGCACATGCGCGAAACACGCACCTTGGATACCCCGAGGAATGCGGCGCATTCGGTGAGCGTCAATGTCGGGCGATGCTGCAGCAGGTATGCCGGCAATGTATAGGTGCCGCTGGCTTCATCATACATGATCCTGCAGACACCATTGAAGGCAGTCTCGACATTGATGTTTCCCTGATCATCGGTGAGTCCCTGGAAGTCAAGCCCTGTGATTGGCTCCGAGTATGTCTTAATGTTCATGCCATGCCCTTTTTTTGTGGGTGTTATACTGTTAACAGTATAGGGTGAAAGGGGAAGGCATGGCAAGGGCAAAGCGGCAGTCAGACATTGTGTATAACGCCCGCAGGCGCTATTACAGGCAGGCAGAGCGTTACCTGGCCGAGGCGCAAAAGGCCAGTGGGCTAAAGAGGGCCCGCTATCAAGCGCAGGCACGCGACGCAACGATAAAGGCAGCACAGACCTATGCCCAGGGGCAGCAGCCCCAAGGACAGGTCAAGTCCCTCATGGAGCGGCAGGGCATCGACAGGGGCACAATTGCTGCAGTGAGCGCGGCAAAGGGATACAAGTCTGGTGGCATCGGCCGTGGCGTCGAGCGCCTTGTGAACCAGTCGCTAAATGCCTTGGTGGGCAGCAGGCAGAAGACCCGTGACCAGATGGCACGCGACATTCTGAGCACAGGAAACGTGGGAAGCCGCTTCTATGGTGGCCTTGTGCAGGTCTGGGACGAGACGGAAGAGAGCAGGCGGCACCCGAACCGTGCGATCCTTGAGTTCTTCGGTGCGGAAAGCATCATGGATGTGCTGGAGGAGCTGGAGGCACAGGGCATCGACTTGTACACGCCTGACGAGAACGATGATGTCTACAAGTCAGTGCAATTGAAGCTGCAACAATACATCCTCAAGACCCGTCGCATTCGCAAAAATGGGTAGCAAGCGACCATATAGGCCATACAGGATAATAGGGGCATACGACAGCGAGACGACAAACCTATCAAGCGGCGTGGACAAGCGGGCGTTTCCCATCCTTCACCAACTGGGGTTGATAGACGTCCCAATCAACACCATAGACAATGGGAATGTCGAGCGCCTTACGCACCTTTACCTGTATCGGCATACCATAGATCTATATCAGGCCTTGCAGCGCATAGCCGACGCACACGTTAGCTATGTGCCTGTTATTTGCTGTCATAACCTATCGTTTGACATGTATGGCCTTGCGCAATGGCTAGACGAGCAGCCTAGCGTGCGCGTGCTTGCTAAGTCGCAGAGAAAGCCCATCAGCTTCACCATCCTTGACGATGACGAACAACCAAGGCTAGTGATATGGGATACCTTGGTTTTCGCGCAAAAAAGCCTGGGTTACATGGGTGACGAATGCGGTTACCCAAAGCTGGCAGGCGATTGGGACTACGATCTTATACGCACACCGAACACGCCGCTGACAAAGGAGGAGCAGGCATACGCGGCGCACGACATTTATAGCCTGCTGGCGTGGCTGGGCTATTGGTGCAGGCTCAACCCAGACATTAGCCCAGATGACCTGGGGCTGAGGGTCGTATCCAAGACGGGCGTGGTGCGCAGACGTAGGGTGCAGCGATTCTCCAAGCTGAAAGGCAAGGGACTTAAAACGGATGTAGGTCACTTTTGGAGCTTCATCAACAATCAGAACGCATTCTCCGAGGATGACGAACTTTACACGTGCCAAGCGGCAACACGTGGAGGCTTCACCTTTTGCAGCAAGGCAAACGCCTCAAGGGTTTTCGACTTTGCCGAGGACGAGGGGCGCAAGGTGTATGGCTTCGATGCAATCTCGCAGCATCCGAGCCAAATGGTGAGCCACAGGTACCCCGTGCGTTTTCAGGAGGCCACAGCCGAGAACCTGACGCTGGCGTTTCAGAACATACAGCTAACGACCCTTGATGACGTTCTGAGGCACTACGAGAAGCCATTCGGGGTCGCGTTCTACGGGGCCTTTTATTTCGAGGGCTTGCGATTGAAGCCAGGTACCCCGTTCGGTGACTGGGGCATAGCCCCACTTGCATGGGCAAGGTGCAAGGAATACCAGATAAATGCCACAGTGGCCGAGGAAAACCAGCAAGGAGAGGAGTTCAGGCAGCACATGGCAAGCCTTGGTTACAAGGACAGGGTTACAGATCCTGTGTATAGCTATGGCAAGCTGGAAAGCGCCACCAGTGCCGTCTTGTGGCTTACCGAGCTTGCCGCGTGGGAGGTGTGCCAGGCCTACGACTTCGATAGCGTCAAGGGAATACAGGGGTATATGACCCTATCCTTCGACAAGCCCTCTGACATGTGCGTGATTTCGGTCATGCAGTTCTACGCAGCAAAGAACGCATTCAAGCATGCGAGGGGCAGGTACTACGCCAACGAGCCGCTGTATAACCAGGAGGAGTTGCTTGGCTACGGGATTCCCGAGTTCGTCGTTTCTGGCATGCAGAACCACACGATAGATGATTCTGTGGTGGAGAGCACCTATCTGGGGCTCAAGGCAGACCTTAACGCGCTGTTTGGCATCGAGGCATGCAACGAGTACAGGCGAGACACGGTTCTTGGGAGCACTGGCATTGAGTACGAGGGTGCCTTCGGTGTGGTGAACGCACCAAAGCAACCGAAGGCATGGTACCAGCTGGGGCAGAGGGTCGTTGGGTGGAGCCGCATAGCACAGTGCATCGTCATGATGCTCTGCTATCCGTATGTCGAGACCTGTGTCAACGGAGACACGGATTCGGTGAAGTTCGTTATCAGGGACAGTGAGCTTGACAATGTGAGAGGGGCCTTGCAACGCATGGATGCGGCCATAGACAGGGCCAAGTCTGACGTATGCAGCCGCGTTAGGCGCTCGTATCCAGAGCAATACGACCCCCTGACCGACATAGGCCATTACGTACTTGAGTTCTCTACCTACCGTTTCTGTGCCGCCTGGAACAAGGCATATTGCATTTCAGAGTATGACCCCAGGGACGATCGGGAGCATATCCGCTTCACGCTGGCAGGCGTACCGACAAAGAAGGTAAACAAGCTGGCAGACAGCCTGGTTGAAGGCGGTTGGAGCTTTGCCGACGTGTGCGACACGTTCCTTGGTTACAACGTGACCTACGCTCACGACATAACGGGCTTGAACGCGCGGGCCTTTCCAGATTGGGGAGACATGTACCAAGGAAAGGTGACGGACTATCAAGGTCATACATCAAACGTCACCGAGCCAAGCGCTCTGTGCCTCTATCCAATGGCAAAGACCGTGAACGACACGCAGAACGCCGAGAACGCTACCAACATGCAAGTTGCGGTGCGCAACAGGCCACAGGTGAACACAGAGCCTTTGATAATCACGGTGGACGGCATAAGAAGGATAGGTGACATGATCAATGGCGACTAGGAAGCAGAGATATTACGACTGGCAGGCCACCTTTAGTCGGCAGACTGGGAGCCAGGGGGAGTTTTGCATCGTTGTTGGGGCAAAGGGCATCGGCAAGACCTTTGGTCTGAGGAAGCAATGCGTGAACGACTACCTGAAGCATGGTTGGCACTTCTGCGAGGTGTGCCGCACAAAGGACGAAATGAAGGTGGTTCGGCAGGGCTATTTCGACAAGCTGCAAAACGCTGGATTCTTCGAGGATTACATATTCAAGGTGACAGGGCAGACGGGCTATATAGCGCCCGAGCCTGATAAAGACCCCGAGACTGGGGACTACACCGAGAAGCCGCAGTGGCAGGTGCTCTGCTATTTCGTGGCGCTCACGGCATTCCAGACGGAGAAGAAGCGTACCTATACAGGCATTCACAGGTTTATCTTCGACGAGGCGATAATCGACCGCAAGGACAGATACCACAGGTACCTGCCTAACGAGTATCTGATTTTCGCGAACCTGCTTGACACTATGTCCAGGCAGCTACCAGGTGGCGAGCAGTACAGGGTCTATCTGCTGGGCAATGCCTGTGACCTTACTTGCCCATACATGCGCTACCTTGGCATAGACAGGATACCCGAGTTCGGCTACAGCTTCTGGAACGACAAGTCGGTGTTGCTGCATTACGTCGAGCCCTGGGACAAGGAGGAGCGGCAGGCACAGACGCTGGTTGGTAGGATGCTAAACGGCACCAAGGAATCGGAAATGGTGTTCGGCAACGTATTCAACGTGCGAGACGTGAGTGACGTGCAGGCCAAGACCAAGGCCGCGCGGTACGCATATGCAATCAAGTACGGCGAGCAGGTGTACGCGATATGGATTGACTATGGGAAGGCACTCTGCTTTGTCACGTCAAGACTGCCCAAGGATGCTGGAAACGTCTTCACCATCACCAAGGCTGACGCAAGCCTGGACTACCAATCCATCGAACGCACTAGCCCCTATCTGCAGATGCTGAATAAGTTCTTCTACCTGGGGGCGCTGAGGTACGAGAGCCCAGCCATGCGCGAAATGTTCCTTACCATCCTGGAATTCATGGGGGTTCGTTAGAAATAACTGTTGACACCGTAAACATAAATATGATAGTCTATGGTGCAACCGATACCGGAAAGGGGGTGCAGGCATGAAGGAGAAGTCATGGTGGATATACCAAGACAAAGATTCACCAGATCCTTGGGCTATCCACCTCACGGCAAGAAAGGAGCGCAGGAGTATACGGGCAAGTACCGAGATCTACGCCGACTGGTTCACCAACCCCAGCAAGCGTTTTCTGATCGGTGACATGAGCATCGTTCAAGCTGCGGGCTGGATTGACACCATTGCAAGGATTCTAGCCAGTTACGGCCACCCACTTACGGAGGGTGACCGTGGGCATCTAGAGCAGAGCTTGAAGGAGCTCAAGGAGAGCTTTCTAGACTAAGGAGAAACAGACATGGCAGAGCAGAACGCCGAGATTCAGGCAGTGCAGGCATCCGTGAGCATTCAGAACGTGACCAATGCTGGCGTTGGCGCAATGGTTACCAGCCTGCGAGCGAACCCCAACGACCGAGCGGCAAGCGTGCGCGTCTTCAACGCGATGAACAACCCCACCGACCGTGTGGCGAACCACATCAACGAGACCATCGCTATTCAGGACTATCTCATCGAGATGACCGAGATCGAGGACACTGACGCCTCTGGCAACGGCCTTGGCACCCTCAGCGTCGTTCCTCGCGTGGTTCTCGTTGCCCCTGACGGCACGAGCTATCAGGCCACTTCCTATGGCATCGCCAACGCTGTTCGAAACGTCGTCATGGTGTGTGGTGACGCGCCTTGGAACCCTCCCGTGCAGCTCAAGGTCAAGCAGGTGCCGACCAAGCGCGGTTCCATGCTTACGGTGGACATGGTAGGATAGGACATGGCGAAGCCCACTTTGTTCAGAGGTTAGCGCAGACTCGGACATGCGGCCTGTGATGGGCACCGACGCGCTGGCCACAGCATGGGCAACGTCTGACGGGTGGGAGCTTTGCCAACATTTCCAGGAGCCACCCAAGGGCTATACGGCCTTGTGGGTGGCTCCACTCGTATCCAGGGAAAGGACAAGGAACATGAGCGAGCAGCACATCACGGTTGAGAACGCCTATATGCGGCAGAACTACCTTATTCAGCTTTGCATGGACTGCACCGACCGCTTTAACGAGCTGGAAGCCAAGTATCACATGATGCAGGCCGGGAACTGGCGCCATCGGGCAAAGCAGCTAAAGGCAGCCAACCACACCTTGCATAACAAGGTTTCAGCGCTTCAAGGTCGCGTCGATTGGTACCGTGCGAGGTGCCTTGAGCTCAAGGAGGAAAACGATCGCCTTCGCTCCAATCTTGCTAGTTATGCGGAGCTGGAAAAGTGGCTGAGTGAATACAAAGGCTAGTCATGGACGAGAAAATACCAAAGGAAAAGGAGGGTTAGCAATGCTCCAGTTTCAAGCGGGGGATTATTGCATCTGTGTCTGGGATGGAGATCGGACCAAGCTGGGCAAGGCGATTGAATCCTTGAGCGAGTACGCCGAGGATGAAAAGGCTGAGCGTGAGCATGATGGCTTTACCGTGACCGTGCGGACCTTCGACCAAGGCAACGACGAAGACAAGGCAAAGAAGGTGTTGGGGAAGGCAAGCGAGGTCATGGGAGCGCTTCAATACGAGGGGCGTGAGTCGAAGCAGACGCTTTACGAGATCGCCGACACGGTGACGGCGTGCCTTAACCTCGTTAGGGCGCTGGGCTACAGCGAGGAAGAGTTTCAAAAGCAGCTTGACATGGTTTTTCAGAAGCAGCATGAGATCCACGTTAAAGGAGTGAACTAGTCATGACGATCCAGCAGCAGCCGCAGACAGATCCGAAAACCGAACAGAAGACAGATCCGAAAACAGAACCGAAGACAGATCCGAAAGCCAAGCAGCAGGTTTCGACAAACAACGTATCGAATGTTAACATTGAGCCGCAGACCCCCGGTGCAGCGGATGGTACCGCAGAAGACGCACTGGGCGAATACAAGGCGCTTTTGGAGCAGATGAAGGCCCAAAACGCGGCGCTTATCGAGCAGAACAAGAGTCTGCAAGCCCAATTCGGCATCCTCATAAGGAGTGGCGCAAGTGTGGGACGGAATGGAGATAGCAGTTCCGTATCCGGTTCTGGCAACACTGACCCTGTGGGTTCTGGTCAAGGTACGGGACAGACTGGATCGCAGGAACCATATGTGAGCCTCGCCGAGCTGGGAAGTCAAATCGGGAAGTGTGATTACGGTTCCCACAACTCGCAAAAGGAGTGATAGCTAATGGCCATTCAGAACAGCACCATCCTCTCAAAGGCATGGATCGAGGGAAGCAACGACTTCCAGCAGCGCATTCCAAACCCTGACATTGCAGGGTATGCGGCAGCGGTGCAGGCGCTTTTCGACCCCTATAACGGCGATCTGCTCAACAGCTTCTCTAACCTGCTTGTCGGGCTCATGGGCAACTATGTCGAGAGCAAGCTTTTCGAGAATCCGCTGAGGGAGCTCAAGAAGCCTGCTTCCGAGTTCGGCAACACCGAGCGCCACGTTGCCGTGAAGTACATGAAGGCGCACAGCTACAAGCTGGATGACGAGACTCTGTTGAAGCTGGAAAAGCCGGAGTTCCAAGAGTGGTTCTATTCGGTGAACCAGCATCGACGCTATGACTTCTCTTGGAGCCGCTACGAGCTTAACCGCGTCATGAGCGAGGGTTCTGGCTATGGCCTTGACAACATGCTTGCCGCTACCCTTGACCAGCAGCGCAGCTCCGATAACTATGACGAGATGCAGGTCATGATCAACACGTTTGCCATGGCAGACAAGTATTACAACCTGTATCGCCACAACATCACGGCAGCGCCGACCACCAAGGAGCTTGGCCAGGAGCTTCTCGTCAAGATCCGCACCGACACGGGGATGATGAGGTTCCCGAGCATGCGCTACAACCAGATCGACGTTCCCGTGTTCGAGTCCCCGTCAACCCTTGTCCTGTGGGTGACCCCCGAGACTGACGCATACCTGGACGTCATGGCACTGGCCGAGCTCTTCCACGTGGAGCGGGCAGAGGTCAACTTCCGCAAGATCATCATTCCCGAGTTCCCCATCGCGAACGTCTACGCGGCGCTTACTTCCGAGGACTTCATTTATGCGCGTGACGTCTGGTATGGCATCGAGCCTCCTTTCTACAACCCCGCCAACCGCACATACAAGTATTATCTGTTCCACGACCAGATGATCGGCATGAACCCCGCCGCGAACTGCATTCTGTACACCACGGATGAGGCGACCACCATCCCCACCATCAAGATGGCTGCGACTGGGATGACCATCACGCCCAATGCCGCTAACGTCCCGCTTGGTGGTTCGATCAAACTCAATCTCGCCCTCACTGGTTCCGTCACGCCTACTGGCACCCCCGTTGCGGTGGAGCCTGACGCGGCAACCTACACCGTCTCGGCCACCCACACCGAGAGCGAGACCACTACCCCCGTCGAGCTCAACAGCCGCACGCGCGTCACCCCTGACGGCGTGCTCCACGTCCAGCGGGGCGGCGACCTTGCTGTTGGCGACAAGATCGTGGTTACCGCTTCCACGGCCTACAAGAACCCGTCTGCATCTGGCGAGACGAACTACACGGCCACCTTTACGGGCACCGTCGTTGCAGCCGAGGAGGAGACGGCCAAGGAGTCCTTCGTGGAGACGAACAGCAACCTTGTCTACACGCCGAGCGGTGACGATGTGACCTACAAGCCCACGAAGTAGGCTACAATAGGCTTGCTCCTGCTACTTCCTTTCCCGCTTGCCCCATCTGCATGAAATTGCAGGTGGGGCATTCGCGTTTTATACTGTTTCAAAAAGTCTTTGAGGAGGTGGGGCAATGCCGAACTTTCACTATCTCGGAAAGAACGGCTTTCCGAACGCCGATAACGTGAGCGTCTACGAATATCAGAACGATATTGACTATTCCCGTTATGACTATTCGCAGATGAGCATCCAGGTATGTTCGGTGCCTTGGGACCAGGGTGAAGCCCACATAGGGCAGCGCACTATCTCTGGCATCGGAAACGTCGTGCATTTCGGAAGCGCCGAGAAACGCGACGCCTGGTTCGACGCTATCCCTGATACCGAATGCTTCAGGTGGGAGACCAAGTTCAAGGAGCTTCACAGCGACCTTGCCTTGCGCATTCCTCTGCCCTTTGACATTGCATCCAACTACAACTACGTGCGCGTGACCTACAACCTCTTTGCCAACGACGAGAGCCCCTTGCAGTACGAGACTGACGAGGGCGCACGCAGCTGGTTCTACTTCATCAGGGAAGTGCGCTTCATTGCACCGAGCACAACCGAGCTTCTACTGCTTGACGACGTCTGGCAGACGTGGATCTACTCGCTGGACATTACCAATATGATCCTGGAGCGCGGACATGCGCCGATGTTCGCCACCAAGGCAGACGCATACCTTGCAGATCCCATTTCCAACTGCTCTGACCTCTTGAGCGAGGACATCAACTATGGAGAGCTGCAAAAGGTGACCAAGGCACAGGCTACCGTGCTCAACTCCGAGGATATGAGGGCCGTCATCGTATGCAGCTCAAACCCAGCAGGCAATTGGGGCACAAAGGCAGGCAACGATTGGAAGGTCCCTGCATCCGCCTGCTATGACGGCGCGGGCGTGCCGAACATGTACGCCTTTGCGGTGGCCGTGAATGAGCTTGACTCCTTTCTGACCAACGTCAATTCGACTAGCCCACAGTTCAAGCAGTCGGTGCAATGCGTCTTCTTCTGTGCGTCAGAACTGCTTTCCCTGGGAAGTGCCTACACGTTCTGTGGCGTTTCTTGTCACCCCGTGCAGGGTGGCGCTGACCCCGTGAGCAAGGCCATATTGACGCGCACGAAGGCTGATTGGGGCTATTCAAGCAAGTACGCTGACATCGCAAAGCTCTACACCTACCCATATTCGGCCTTTGAGATCACTGACGAAAGGGGCAATGCCGAGCTTGTGAGAATCGAGGACACGGCGCAGGCGCTTACGATGGACGTTGCCGCAAACATAGTGTTTCCCTACATAAACATCGTGGGCAGCATCCAAGGCATAGGTGGCAGTGCCTCGAACACCCTGAGCTTTCAGAACATCACGGCAAAGAGCTTCACGGGCGCGGGCAGGTGGTATGAGCACCTGCGTAGCTGGGAGATTCCTACATTTGCCGTCGTGCTGGATGCGGCAACCGAGTATGACTACTCAAGTCACTTCGATAGGAATCAGGCCGACAACGACCGAGTTACCAACCGCGACCAATATAACAGACGAACCAATGCCAACTATACGTCAGCAGCCACGCTTGCCTATGCGTCTGAGACGATAGCCGACAACAACGCCGATAACGTCGTGGACAACGCAAGCGCACAGACCACGGCCAACAGCACGGTAACCAGCGAGGGAAACAGTGCGTCGAGCGCAGACGCTAGCCTAGCCAACTCCCTTGCGCAGGCAATTCAAGCCTGGGATGCTGGTATGACAAGGGCTACTGCAAACAATGAGATCGACGCAGCGAACGCAAGCGCAGCCGTAGGAGCGGCAGGCGGCGTGATAAACAATGCCGCCGGTGGCGCGATCGCTGGCTTTCTGACCGCAGGGCCAGCAGGCGCGGCAGCAGGCGCGATAGGTGGGCTTGTGTCGGGCGGCATCGGAGCGGCCACGTCGCTTGCAACCAATGCCATTGCAGTAAGCGCAACGTCAACACAGGCAGAGGCTGTGGTATCTAACTCCCAAAGCAAGCTTGAGGAAACGCAGCAGTCAAACCTTGACCGCACGACGCGAGCCAACACAGGGCGCACCAACCAGACCAATGCTCAGAACGTGGCGATTACCACGAGCGCGGCCAACACGTCTAGCACCATGAAGGAGAACGCAGACACCGAGCGAGCAGCGCGTCTGAGCGCGGCAGATACCGTGAGGAAAGCTCAAGTGGCAGCGACAGGCCTTATCTATGCGAACGAGAGCAGCCGCATTCAGAACGGCATCAGGCAAGCCGCACTGAGGGCGCCTTTCGTTTTCGGGAACGTTAGCAACGCCGAGCTTTCGACAACGCGCCCAATGGCCTTGTTCGTCAACATCGTTACAGAGAGCGACTTTGCCATTCAACGTGCGGGTGACGAGTTCCTGCGCTATGGCTACTATCTGGACAAGCAATGGAAGTTCGACGGCAATTGGAACGTTGGGAATCACTTCACGTTCTGGAAGCTGCGCGACTACTGGAGCACGAACCAGATTCCTGATAGGTTCGCAGATCAGCTGAGGCTTCTGCTCTATGGTGGTGTCACGGTATGGAACAACCCCGACGAGATTGGAAAGGTGAGCATATATGACAACGGAATCTAGCAAGACAATCGACGTCAACAAGCTTCTGGACAAGCCCTATTCAGAGCTTACTGACGCCGAGATCGAGGCAGTTATCGAGTTCAAGGCCAGCGTCAAGGCACGTGACAGGGCACATGCAGAACGCTTGCAGGTCATCAAGGACACGAGCGACAGGATCATTGCTCTGCAGCAGAAGCAGGTACAGGAGGCTCACGACGCGCAAGACGCACTCTTGCAAGCGTCCCTGACGCGCCTTAATCGCCTGAATGGAGGAGCATAAGGTGAGTAGGAAGAAGAAGCGAGGGCAGGAATCCAACCCCTGCTACTGGCAGACTGACGAATACAACGCACTCTGCTATCAGGTCAACGTAGACATGCTGCTTGCGATAGCCGTGAACCGCTTCCGCTGGGAGGGGCTACCGTCCACCTGCGACCCGCGATACCTGGAGATACAGCTGCATAGGGCAGGCATTGCCACCATCTGCCACAGTGAGGAGACCCCCGACGTATGGCAAACGCTCATGGCAGCGCCGCAAGGGGTTCGGAACGACTACGGCATCCCTACCGAATGGAGGGCTAGGGGCTACAACGGGACTGACTACAAGGTGACCCCTGCAACGGGCGAGCTTGTCTACTACTCCCAGACGCGCCTTAACCCCTGGAGCGCGATCGTGCGATATGCGACCAAGCTAACCCACATTCAACGCACGAGCGACGTAAACCTCATGCACCAACAGCACCCCTGGGTAATGCTCATGCCACAGGAAAAGCGCCTGGAGCTTATCAACCTCTACAAGCAGATAAGTGGTTACGAACCAGTCATTTTGGGTGACAGTAACAATAGAAGCCTGCTGGAACTGAACGAGGGCAATTGCTTTACGCTTGACTTGCGCGTGCCTTTTCTTGGCAAGGAGCTTACCGAGCAGTATCAGAACGTTCTAAACCAGTACCTGCTCTTCATGGGAGTCCCACACATCATGTTCGAGAAGAGCGAGCGCATGATCACCGAGGAGGCTACGGCAGGCAATTCCACAACGAATATTCTGCTTAAGAACTGCCTGGACGCTAGGCGCTGGGCTTGCAAGCAGCTAAAGCGGATAGCACCGGATGTTTTTGGAGACACCTACGTTTACCTCAATGACGATTGGGAGTCTTACAACTACAATTATCTGAACAACAGAGAGCTTCTGGATAAGAACAACGCGACAGCGGAGGGAGGTGTCGAAAATGGCAGCGAGTGACTACATGCCAACCACCTACCCCGACTTTGGCTCACAACGAGAGGTCGATGACTGGACTGGCAAGGACCGCTGGAATGCCGTCTACACGATCACGCTAGGCGAGCTAATCGAAAAGGGTGTGTTTGATTGGAGCCTAGACATTCTCGATTGGAGCTCAGCGGCATACAGCAGCGAGCAATATGAGCGCGTGTGCGCCTACTTCATCGAACGGTTCAGGTTCAGAGAGATTAGCATAGAGCCTTTCTATGAATGGGCAACGATGCTCCATCGAAAGCTAGTGTACGAGCTTATGCCCAAGTACAAGAACCTCTACAGGTATCTTGACGATGAGTTCGACCCGGCACAGATTTCCGACAAGTACCACAAGCGCAGGGCCATTGGCAGCGACTACCCAGAGACGATGCTTTCTGGGAACTCCGATTACGTGAGCAACGGGCAAGACGAGGAGAGCGAGGACATTGAGCGCGGGAACTTGCAGGAGGCCTATAACAACTATGTGACCCAGTATCAGGCCATAGACACACACCTGCTAGACGAACTTGAATCAATGTTTATAGGCCTTTATACTGCCTCAATAGATGGGATGTGATAACACTATGAGTGATTTTAACTGCGATTGTTCGCCCACCTATCCAAATGGTGCAGCGGCCCCCATTCCCCCGTTTTGGGGATTCAGTGCCTTTACGCCCACCATTCCAAAGCTCTATTGGAACGTCAAGAGCCAGGAGCAGCGTATCCTCAACCTGTTCGACCTGCTTAACAAGCTTGTATGCTATTGCGACAACATGGGCTTGCAAATTGACGTAAACGCGCAGGACATTGCAGACCTGCAAACGGCAATGCAGGATCTCAAAGACGGTGGCTTGCTGGACTACTACGAGAAGCAGATCTATGCCTGGATTCAGGCCAACATGGCAGACCTGCTCTCGGCTGGGATAAAGCAGGTCTACTTTGGCCTCACCGACGATACCTATTCGGGTGGTGCAGGCTATTTCGTGGCCTACATTCCCGAGTCTTGGTCTGAGATCGTGTTTGATACGGGTGCCGTGTATGGCCTTGACACCTATGGGCGCCTTATCCTCCGCTGGGATGCTGATAGCCCCTATTCCGTGGAGCAGAAGCCAGAGTACAACGACATTGAGCTTTCGGGACTCATTGCCGAGATCAAGACCACGGCCAACAACGCTATGAGTCTGGCCGAGGCGAACGAGAAGGACATAAGCACCAACGATGGTGAGATAGCCGCACTGGATACGCGCGTTACCGCGCTCGAAAAAGCCTAGGAGGAAATGACATGAGTGTACGCGAATATGTGGGAGCCCGCTACGTGCCTATCATTGTGGGCGAATGGGATAAGACGCGCACCTATGAACCGCTTATGGTGGTCACCTATCAGGGAGCCAGCTATACGTCAAGGCAGTACGTGCCTGCTGGCATCGAGATCACCAACGAGAGCTATTGGGTTCTCTCTGCAAACTACAATGCGCAGGTCGAGACCTACCGCAAGGAGGTGCGTGACATTCTGCCCTATGACGAGACACCGACGGAGAGCTCGACAAAGGGCGTGACGTCTGACGGCATCAAGAAGGCAATCGACGCCGAGACCACCCGCGCGACGAATGCGGAGAAGGTAATCGCAGGTGCAATCGACGCCGAGACCACCCGCGCGATGAATGCGGAGAAGGTAATCGCAGATGAAATCGTTAGCTTGACCAACACGTTCATTCCAACAACGAACCCAATCTACTATGGTGCAGACCCAACCGGAAAGACAGACTCAAGCGCCGCAATCAACAGATGCGTCGCAAGCAACAAGACAACCATCTTCTCTCCTGGAACCTATCTTATAAACAGCCCAATCGAGACTGACTACCTCAGCGATAACAGGAAGTCAATCGATTTCAACGGCGCAACAATCGAATGCGATTTTGCGGACTTCGCACTTAAGATTGGCTCTATCAACTTTACCGACGAGCTTGCATCCGCGGGCGGCAGCTCTGTTGACTCATTGAGCTATTTCAAAAACGGCACAATCGTGTGCAAAAACGCTAGTGGCTGCGGCATAAAGGTAAAGACACATTATATGAATGCCATTATTGACAGCATGAACATTTACGCCAATAAGTATGGCATATATTGTGGAGACACAGGAGTAAGCAACCCTACTGATGTGGTTATAAATAACTGCTTTATTGCAGCGAAATACAGAACCAACACTCTTGAGAACTCCGTTGGCATCAATCTAACAGATTCGGACGAGACGATCTCCAACACGAGAATCTATTACTATGACACTGGCATTCATGACAATGAGGGTGGAAAGCTAAACAACATTCACATTCTTGGTAATCGTTCGATAAACTTCACGAACGGAGTCGGAATATTCGTGGCTGGTGGCGGTACGCTTTACGAGAACATATACATTGACACATACAAAACGGGCATCAAGGCCGGGGAGAATGCAAAACACATTTCACTAAGCAATTACTTCGATTACGCATGGTCGAATGTCTCAGACCATATTTCGTTCGATTTCTCCGATACCAAGAACTTCAACTACACCATAGACAACTGCAATATTGACGTATCGAAACAGCCACAACTAAAGCTGCTTGTCCCTAGCAGGACGATACTGTGGCCT